TTTTTTTTTTTTTATTTTTTTATTTTTTTTTTTTTTTTTTGTTTTTTTTATTTTTTTTGTTTTTTTTATATTTTTTGTTATATATTTTTTACCACCGCGATGCATTCTTGATAATATATCTTTTCCTACGTTGTAATCTAATAAATATTTTGTTATATGATTATTTTCAGGAGTGTCATGTAAACTTAAGTATGGTAATCTTGATCGCATATGTCCTTCTCTATTAAGAAAATTACGCACTTCTTGATTTTGTACTAAATCTTCAGGCATTTCATTATCATTATTACGAATATTTGCGTCAGAACCAGATGCGACTAATGCTCTAACATTTTCCATATTATTGTTTTCATTATCTTCATCTTCTTCTGTTTGTGTAACTGCTAAATGTAATGGTGTATTGCCGTTACTATCAAGAACATTAGGATTAGAACCTCTTTCTATTAATGTAGTTATATTTTCTCCATTATTTATTACACTGCTTGCTGTTTGCAAAGGATTATAATCTAATTGATTTTTAGCATCTATTGTAGCACCTTCATCTATTAATGTATTTATATTTTCACTATTATTTGGAACTATAGACGCAGTATGTAATATAGTATTAGAAGGACGCCAAGCCATAGACCTTCTAGGTGCTTTAGCATTGACATTGGCGCCTATATTCTTTAAAGCAACTATATTTTCTCTATTATTTTGTATTCTAACTGCTTGATTTAATGGTAATTCCAAATTTGCGTCAGAACCAATGTCTTTCAATGCGTGTATATTTTCTGCATTATTTGGTATTTGACTTACTTTTGATAAGGGTGTAATACCTTTTTTATTTGTAATATCTGTATCAGCACCTCTAACTCCTAGCTCCATTATATTCTCTCTATTATTATGAATTTCAACTGCTTTGTGTAAAGCAGTATCACCATTTTTATTTTTTAAATTTACATCAACACCAACATTCATAAGCGCACCTATATTTTCTAAATTATTTTGAATTGTAATAGCTTGATTTAAAGGTGTATCGCCATTTTCATCTTCAAAATCAGGATCCGCACCATTATTTACTAATTTAGATATTTCTCTTTGATTTCTAGGAATTTTTACAGCTCTTAATAATTCACTATTATAATTATTATTCATTATAATATATATATATATTATTTAAAAATAATTATATATATATATTAAAATACATAATGCTGCCAAAAATAAAAAATGCTATTAAAATTTCACCACCAAGAATTTATCCTGAAACAGGTTTTATAATGAATTTTGATGGTTGTAGTAAAGGAAATCCTGGATTAGCTGGAGCAGGAGCCGTTATTTATTATAATAATGAAGAAATATGGTCTGAATCATTTTTTGTTGGAGAAAAAGCAACAAATAATCACGCTGAATATGCTGGTCTTATATTAGGATTACAATACGCAAAAGAGTTACAAATAAATTCATTACTAGTAAAAGGTGATAGTCAATTGGTTATAAATCATATGATAGGAACGTATAATTGTAAATCACCAAATTTAATTGAACTCTATTTAAAAGCAAAAGAATTAGAGAGAAATTTCGAAATAGTAAAGTATGAACATGTTTTAAGAAATTTTAATAAACGAGCGGATGAATTATCTAATATTGCGATTAGCAATTATTTAGAAACGTGCGCAAAAATATAATAAATAAATTTAATATTCTAATAATTGTATATTCAAAAGTTTATTAGGTTTATATTTTAAAATGTCTAATTCTTTTTTACTTGTTGGAAATTCATTTAAACCATATATATCTTGTAGTAAAAGCCATTCAAATAAACCACCTGTATAAATATACACATTATAAAACCCGAGAGAAGACAGTTGATTATATTTATTATAGATTGTTTCATCATTGCAATTCCGACCATAAACAATAATTTTTGCATTTTTCCTACCGTTTTTAATTAAACTATTAATTAATTCAACTTCTTTATGAATTCCAACTGTATTTGGTAATAAACATTCTTGTTCATTTTCATTTAATGTATTAATTAAAATATGTGATTCAAAATTTTTTATAACATATTGAATATCTTCAAAATTTATTTTTTGTGTTGATTGTGAATTTCCCATTATTTTACTATTTCCTTTATTTTTAAATATTAAATTTTTCTTTAATATTTAACTAAACTTTTAATTTAATGACGTCTTTTACTTCTACATTTTTTTCCACCTTTTTTGCATCTTCTAGTTTTTCCTCCCTTTTTATGTTTTCTACTTCTATGTCTACCTCCTAAAGGAGTATAAGAAGGATAACTTGGTTGTCCAGTTACTTTATTTTTTAAAGAGTTATATCCACTACTAATGCTATTTCCAACACTTGAAAATCCACTACTAACATCGTCCATGATACCCATATTATATAATATATATATATATAAAATTTAAACGCCTAAATTAATGAAATTGTACTAATATTTATACTTCTTCTTTTTTGAATAATAATTAAACTCATAATAAGTATTTAAATTAATTATAATGTAATAAATTTAAATAAAATTTTTATTATTATATTTCATATATAATGATTCGTCGTTTTGTTGAATATCCAATGATGGTCGTTTATATGAACATTGGTTAAAACGCGTTGTCTTAAAGCGGGTGCTGAAATTTTTACATCTCTTGCAGCATCCGCAATGGTTTTAAAACAAGTTTTCTCTCCAGTTGAACAACAAACTTTGATAATAGGTTGTTCGTTAAATTAAATAAAATTGATTTATTATATAAACAATTCATAAATTTATATATAATAATGAGTGAATTTAAACGAAATTTAGATGACTTACTATATTTATCTAGTCAAAAGGTTAGACTTGTTCAAAATTTAAAAAAAAATTATAAAGAATACATTCATTACATTATTGAGAGAAATCAAAATACAATTATTGAAAAAAATAAGTTTTTAAAGAAAAAGGGTGGTCAAAATAAAATTAACTATTTACTTACTGAACCAGCTTTTGAATTATTAAAAAATTCATTCAATTTACGAAATAGATATTTAGTAAATATAAATGATAATGTAAAACAAATTAATTCTATAGGAATGTGTATTGAAAATCAAACAATAGGATTTATTGAAAATTCATATAGAAATATTTTAAATATAAAAAGACAATATTCTTTTGGAAAATATAGAGTTGATTTATATTTTGTAGATTATAAATTGGTAATTGAATGTGATGAAAATAATCATTCTGATAGAGACACATTTCAAGAAAAAATTAGAGAGGAATATATAATTTCTTTAGGAAATAAAATAATTAGATTTAATCCAAATGATGACTCTTTTGATTTATCTAATGTGTTAAGAGAAATAAATAGCGTTTTGTTTTATAAAAATTGATATACAATATCACATATAAATTTTTTTGCTTTCTTTAAAAAGAAACACACTCTTTTAATGAAATTGTACTAATATTTCTACTTCTTCTTTCTTTATGCTTTTAGTAGCGGAAACTGATAATTCTTCTCTCTTTTTTCGCGTCTTGGAATTATCAACAATCAACTCCTTTCTCTTTGATGTACTATTGCGACTATTCATATCTTTTTCTATGGTCTCATAATTTTCTTCAATATATTCTATGACACGATTTTCAATGGCCCATTTGAAAAAATTTAATTGACCGATAGTTGTTTCAATGCATGTTCCATTTTTATAAGGCATACTTATTCTATCCCACCGACAAAAAGGATCAAAACGTTTCTTACTGTATGCTTTTAATTTCAGTTTGTAATCAAAGTATACCTTAAATCGTATGACATTTTCAGTTTGATCCGTTATGGTATATAAGGTATAATTTTTTTTGGCATAATTTGTTGCAAACCAATCAACAATGCGGAGAGATATTTTAGATTCTCCCGTAATAATTTTAAGCATCCTACTTAAATAGTTTTCATTTTTATAAAACTCCATTAAATTATTTAGCAATAATTCATTTTGCGTAGTATAATTAGTTGTAACGCTCATTATGTTAAAATTAAAATACTTTTTTAAGTTGTTTATAAAATAATTAATAAAATAATTTTTATAATTTATATAATTTATTTAAACTTTATATATTATATAATGACTGATTTTATTAATAACTTTTTTGGACCTTTAAATAAAGATTCGTGTTTTTATTTTCTTATTGTAACCATAATATTTTTTGTTGTATTAGTTTTAGTTTTATTTAGTGAAATGATGTATATTTTTTCAGTATTATTTTATGGTAAAAAATTTGATTTCACAATATTTAACAAAGGAATAATGGTTACATTTAATATTTTTGTTGTTTATTTTGTCAATCGTTTATTATATACAATGTGTTCTAGGTCATTAGCTTAGGTTTAATTTTGTTCTTGATTTGCTCTAGAAGAACCTTGGGTTGTATTTACAGGTTTTAAAAATTGATCCCTCACTGATATATCTTCTATATAACTATTCTGACCTAAAAATGGATTAAACCCTATTTGTTGAAGCATATCTCTATTAGCCATTTTTGAATCTAATTCTTCTCTCTTATTTGATACTTTAAACCCTGAATTCGCAGCACTTTGATTAAGTAAGTCCCAAGTATTCTCATCGTGATTTAAAGATGCTGTGTATGCGGTTTGTTCCATCTCTTTACTAAATTCTTTATTTTCTAATTCTTGAACATGTTTTAACCTTCTAGATCTTTCATAAGGTTCACCTTTTGTCCATTTCCATTCCATAATAATATTTATAAAGTGATTAAATATTATTAATAAACTTATTTTAAAAAAATACTTATTTATATAAATAATGACTATTGTTAATGGAATAGAAATTGATGATATTAATTACGATATTAATGATATTAAATTGGCTATTGCTAATAATGAACCAATTGAAGATGCTCTAAATATAATTATTGTTATTTCGAATCCTTGTTTATACGCAAAAAGATATATATTACTTAAGGAATTTGTTAAAAGAATTGAAGAAGAAGAAGAAAATGTGAATTTATTTATTGTTGAGTTAGCATATAAAGGACAAAAATTTTATATTACTGATAAACAAAATAAAAATCATTTACAAATTAAGACAGATTGTCCTATTTGGCATAAAGAAAATATGATAAATTTAGGAGTAAAATATTTATTACCTTCTAACTGGAAAGCTTTTGCATGGATTGATGCCGATATCGAATTCGATAATAATTCTTGGGCATTAGATACATTAAAAATATTAAATGGATGTAAAGATGTAGTTCAACTTTTTAGCCATTGTATAGACATGGATAAAGATAAAAATACTTTAAATATATTTAATAGTTTTGGTTATAGTTTTTCTAAAAATAAAAAATATACTACAAAAGGATTAGATTATTGGCATCCTGGTTATGCTTGGGCTATGACAAGAAAAGCTTACGAAAAAGTAGGAGGAATTTATGATAAAGGTGTTTTAGGTTCAGGAGATAATATTATGGCATTATCTTTTATTAATAAATGTAAGAATATGAATAATGTCAATTATTCTAAAGACTATAATGATAGTATGTTAGAGTTTCAAAAAAAAGCCAAAAAATTAAGACTAGGTTATACACCTGGATTAATTCGCCATTATTTTCATGGATCTAAAAAAAATAGAAAATATACGGAAAGATGGCAAATATTAATGAAACATCAATTCGCACCAACCCGACATTTAACATATGATCCATATGGAATATTAATTCCTACTGCCGAATTCTCTCAAGAGTTTAAGAAAGATATTATGGATTACTTTAAAGAGAGAAAGGAAGATGAATAGAAATTTATAGATTTGGTTGGAAATTAAAAACGCCGATTTTTATACAGAATTATCTTTGTTATCCTGCTTCACAATATTCAGTTGTTTGGTAAACAAGAACTTTTCGTCTGTTCTTCGTCTTCTTTTTAAATTACAATCTAAACAAGCCAAATGATAATTATCT